CAGATTATCAGACCCGGAGGTCGGTGACGGCTAAATGCCGTCCGCCTACCTTCAACCAGGCCACCTCCTCTTACGGTAAGGACAAGAAGAGCATCAGTCTTACTCTTCCTATCGTCCTTACGGATGGCAAAGTTGTATTCAATGTCATCCGCGTAGAGAGGGAAGTTCATCCGTCTGTATCGGCCGCAACCTGCACCGAGCTGAATAAGCTCGCCGCACAGCTGCTTGTCGACGCAGATACGGATAACTTCTGGGCAGCCGGATCTCTGTCGTAGAGATCCGTCACAACCTCACAAGACCATGGAGGCTGTATGAGAGCGAAAGCAAAGGCCGAGTTGAGATACTCGGCCGACCAGACAATGCGAAACGTCGCGTTGTCCCTAGTCAGGGACTTCCAACGTAACCTTCACGATCCCACCTACTGCAGTAATCTCCAGCTGACGATTAGGTCAGGAGAAGTTGGTGCGATACGTGAGGCTACTCTTGCAGCTGATGTCGATGAGGCTGACAGCTATCGCTTTAAATGCGACTATCAGCTTCAAAGCATCTTCAAGAGGTACAGGTTCGAAAAAGACCTGTATAGCGATCAAGAGTTAGATGATATGGCTATCGCCAAATTCATGGAAACTCAAGATCGGATTCGGAATCATCGGTTGGATAGTTTGGGTTGTGATACCAAACGCATCCTTCACTTTGCCCGGATCTACATCGCCAAAATTTTAGGCGAGTACAGCGATGTCGAACATCGCAACCTCTGCAAGTTTGGAAGGCGAGCCTCGGTCGGTATACCAGCTAGATCTGCCTGTGAGGCAGCCCGCTGGGAATTACCGATCTCTGGCTCCAAAGCTCAGATCGAATGGTTTGACTCAGAGATGAGTCATATTGATTCGGTCCAGAACTATTGGGTCGATCAATTAGAAAGTGATCCTAACCGATCCGTCTACCATGAGACTGACTACCTGACACTGACGCTAGTCCCGAAAACGTTTAAGTCACGGCGCGTTATCATGCCTAACACTACCATAGGCTCTTATATGAGCTATGGGTTAGGGACCATGATTCGCCGTCGGCTGAAGCGGATCGGGTATAACATCAGTGACCTACAACATAGGCACAGACGTTATGCTCAGTCGGCAAGTTCCCATGACCAATGGGTTACTGCCGACTTGTCGAGCGCATCTGATACCATATCAGATGCACTTGTTGAGCTTCTTGTTCCTGCAGATTGGTATGAAATATTTACCAAATGTAGGATCTCGAAGGTCAAGTTGCCAGATGGACGCGTCATTGACAGCTTTACACACTGTACAATGGGCGTTGGCTA